ATGATTCCCGACGAAATTCGCGCAAAACTGCCTCACCTAGAGGCGCTGTTGGCTGAAGGCCACCATATCGACCCCGCGCTGCGCGTCGTGGGTGTGCCTCGTGCCGTGTTCGAAACCATTCTTCGCGCCGGAGAAACCGGAGAGGGTGACGAGGACGAGGTGACGTGGGGGAAGCAACTCTTGCGAGCTATTGCCGAAGGCGAAATCAACGTGGCTCGCGCTTGGCTGCGGCACACCGGCCGAGAGTGGAAGGCAGCCGAGGCTTGGTTGGCGAGGCGGTTCCCCGTTCGGTATGGTGCCGAAGCAGGCGGCGAGGCCGAACCGGTCAAGTTGCAACTCAATATCGTTACTGGGGAGGAAACCCGTGGCCGTAAAGCCAGAAAGACACGGGATTCGTGACCTGGCGTTCAGCTTGTGGCATCGAACCCTCGACGAATCGCTGACCTACATTGACATTGATTGCGTCGAGTATTGCTCGAAATGCAAAACGCCGCTGGCGCTAATTGAAACCGTTCGGTACGTCGGTCAGCCGCTAATGTCGAAGCCGTACACAATCACTCGCCGCCTCGCGCTGATGGCGAATTTGCCTGCCTACGTCGTAGGCTACTCCGTTGTTGACGAAGAGGTGACGCATATTCACCTTCGCCAAGTTGCACCAACCATCGACCGATACTTCACGCAGCTTTTGCCGAAAGAGTTCGAGCAATGGCTTCTCGACCTTCGCAGCAAACACGAGTGCTCGACGTAACGAGGCCTCAAGCCGAGTTCGTTACGTCGAAGCACCGAATCACGCTGTTCGTCGGCGGAGTCGGCTCGGGGAAAACCTACGCTGGAGCTTTGCGTGCTATGTGGCAGGTTTTCTGGCCGGAAACGCCGCGGTGGTCGCACTCGACCGGCCTCGTGGTGGCTCCGACTTATCGAATGCTCGTTGACGTGGTCGAGCCGGTGTGCGCGCAGCTATGGCAGCCGCAAGTATGGAAGCGCACCGACCACACAATGAAGATTGGTCGACACGTGGTGCTGTTCCGCTCCGCCGATGCTCCCGACCGCCTTCGTGGCTTGAATGCGAGTTGGTCGTGGATAGACGAGGCCGCGTTCGTCAGCGAAGACGTTTACCGCGTCGTGCTCGCTCGGCTCCGCGAGGACGGTCGCGATGGTTTGCTTTGGTTGACGAGCACGCCGCGCGGTCGCCGTAGCTGGCTGTACGAACTGGCGACTTCCGGCTCGTGCCACGTTGTCAAGTCCTCGACGAGAGAAAACCCGTTCCTCGGAAAGCAGTTCGTCGAAACCCTCGAAAAGGAATACCCTAGCAATCTTCGGCTGCAAGAACTGGAAGGCGAGTTCATCGACCTAGGCGATACACTCATCGACATTACGAAGGCGCAATGGACAGAGTTCGATGAAGACGACGTCGTGAGCGCCGTGCGATATTGGGATTTGGCCGTGTCCACGAAGGAAACGGCCGACTACACGGCCTCGGTACGCATCGTGCGGCTGCGAGACGGTCAGTTCGTGGCGACGGCGCCGGTGCGAGCGCGCATGACGTACCCCGAGACTCGCGCACGCATCGTCGAGCATGGCTTGATGGAGCTCGGAACGCGCGTTCTCGTAGAGGCGAATGCGTTTCAGTTGGCGGCAGTGCAAGACCTTCGCGCCGATGGTCGCGTGATGGTCGAGCCGGTGTACGTCGACCGAGACAAGGTCAGCCGCGCGATGCCTTGGATTGCGAGGCTTGAAGGCGGTGCGCTCAAGCTTGACTCGCGGTATAATTGGACTCCCTGGCTAACCGAGTGGTCGGCCTTCCCGAGCGGCGACCATGATGATACCGTCGACGCTATGTCTGGCGCTTGGCAAGGCATCGCCAAGCCAAAGCGGAAGTTGAGGGTGTGGTAATGCTGTTGGAAGAGGCCGCAGGCAAGGGTGGGGATTTTCCTACCGGCCGCTGCGTTCGGTGCGGTAAACCGATTGATGACCACGAACAGGCTCAGCCTTGCCAGGCAGGGAAAAAGAAACTCCAAGTCAAAATGTGGCTGAAGTTCGAGAATGGTATTTGCACTCGGTGCAGTGTGCCGTTAGACGACCACAAATTTTTTGCTGAGGGAATTTCCTGTCCGAGGTGACAGTTATGTGTGATTGCGCAATTACTCACTATTCCCACAACGGCGCCACGATTGTTCACGACCCCTGCCACAACACTTTCATGCTTATGCGGCAAATTTCAGCCGCAGAAGCCACGAAACTGTTGCGCGAGTGGGGGTACAGTACGCCGCCTCACACGTGCTCGTGCGGTAAGTGCGAGAGACGGCATTTAGCCAATATGAAGCTTCGCTACGAGCATAAGTGAGCGGAGCAACTCTCGCTCCGCCTTTTCGAGCGCGTCCAGTTCCTTCTCGACCATGCGGCGACCGGCCTCGTCGAGCGGCGGCGGCTCGGCGCCTGCCTCGCGATAGTGCCGTGCGAGGTGCTGGTAGACGCGCTCACGGTCGGCGTCGGGAATGTCCACGCCGCCTCGCGCACCGAGCAGCGCAGCCATGGCTGCCACGACGCCGCGCCAGTGAGCCGGTCCGACACCGCTTTTCTGAGGCACGTGATGCGGCAGTTTCAAGTCACCATAGGTTTGTGGCGGCCAGTTAGCCGACCATGCGAAATGCCGACCGATGCGCTCGCGTTCGTCGGCGTCGAGCTCGTCGAACTGCTTGTCGGTGAAATCCGACAGATTCGGTCGGCTCCAATCGCCTTCGCGAGTAAACCCCTCGTCGCGATACGGCACGGCGCGCTTGACGAGCAAGGTGCGAGTTCGCGGCTGCGCCGGAACAGGCACCAAGGACACTTCAAAGACTTCGGCCTCTTTCACAATGCGAGCGCCGGTTTTCGTGTCAATGGTGGCTTCCTTCGTGACGAAACCGAACGACCACTTGGCCTTCTCGCCGAGCACACGAACGAGTTCGTAAGCGTCTCGGCCAGCCTGAAGTTGCAGGAAAAAGTTACCGCGCAGAATGGCGCCTTCGTCGGTGTTCTCGGCCTTACCGACCCCGACTTGAATGCCGTCGTGGTTGACGAGAATCGGTAATTCATCGGATGCGAAGCGCAGCGAGCCTTTTTCGAGCACGTCGCCGTTATAGTCGAGCGCGTCGTAAACGGCGAACAGCGTCTCGACGTAACCCTCTTCGGAAAGAGAAATGGACTTGACTTTCGGGGTGAACCTAGACGTCTCCATAATTGCCTCCGTTCTCATGATACAATACGAAGAGTGGGAGGATTGTAACGAATGAGCGTCTCGATTGTTGTTAGGCCGTTCGAGGTTTATGTCGCCAACGTCGGTACCACGTTTCCGGCCATTAGCGCGGCGCCGGGTTCCGGTTGGACGCTGATTAGCTCTTCTGACCGCCAAGATGACGACGGTTTGACCATCACGATTTCGCAAAACGTCGAAATGTTCCGTGGTCAGAATACCGGTCCACTCAAGGCTTGGCGCACTGAGGAAACTGTCGAAATCGAGTTCAACTTGGCCGACTTCACGGCCGAAGTGCTCGCCGCAGCGCTCGGTACAACTGTTACGACCGGCTCCGGTGAAGTGTCTGTGGCCATGTTCCGCGGCATCACGATGACCGAGCGCGCGCTTCTCATCCGCGGTACTGGTGCCTCGCCGTATGACAATACGAAGAATGCGCAGTACGAGATTCCGCGCGCGGTCGTGAGCGGTGAGCCGGAACTCGTACACTCGAAGAGCGGTCCGGTAATTGTGAAGCTGAAGTACACTGTCATTTACGACGCGACTAACGGCTTCGGTCGCATCCGAATGGCCACGTAATGAGGGTTGAACGGCAGATTGCGAGTGTGACAATTGACGAGCGGCATTCGTCGGTGAGATTGAATGCCGCCTCGTCTTGTCTCATCATTGACGCGCAAACGAGAGCGGAAATCATTCGCACGAGCGCGGAGGTGCGGAGTTGAAATTCACCATCAAACGCAACGACACATTGCCTCGACTTCGCGCCACATTGACCATCAACGGCGCGCCGGTCAATTTTTCGAGCGGCGAATTTGCCGGTGCAACAGTTCGCTTCCATATGGTGGACGCATTCACGAATGCGGTCATCGTCAACGCACCGGCCTCGATTGTGGACGCCGCTAACGGCGTCGTTGAGTATACGTGGACTGCGGCTGATACGGCGGTTGCCGGTCAGTACAATGCCGAATTCCAGGTGACGCAAACGAGCGGCAAAATCATGACATTCCCGAACGACGGTTACATTCAAATTCAAATTATTCCAGACTTGGCGTGAGGTGAATCATGGCGAAGTTGGCCGAACTTTGGACGAACTCGGAACCGGAGCGCGACTCCGTCGTCATCGACGGCATCGAGTTCGAAATCAAGGCGCCGGAAGACTTGTCCTTCGACGACCAAATTACCATCGCGAAGCATGCGAAGATGATTGACCTGGGGTTCAACTCACCAGGCGCTGAGGTGAGCGGTGCCGAGCTTCGAGGTGCCTTGCTCGCCATTGCGCGCACGCTGTTGATTGACCGCGAAGGAAAGCTGAATGAGATTCTGTCGCGCATGCGCGATATGGATTTGGTGAGGCTGTTCACAAATTTTTCCGAAGGTCGCACTTTTCGCGACCTGGCGACAATCAGCAAGAGCTAACGGCAGCCGAGGTTTGGTGGGTGGTGTCGCGACTTATGGCAACTTACGGCGGCACTCCCGAGCAGTGGCTCCGCACGCCGATTCGGTATATCGTGCCACTGCTGGAACAGATTCGTGGCATCGAGGCCGAGCGCATTCTGCATATGATGACCGCCGTTGCGCTCGGGAGCGGCACGGCGAGGCGCGGTCAGGCGCAGTCGGTGCTTCATGAGTTACGTCGAGCGGCGGAAAAGCCGAGTGATACAATACCTGCGAACGAGGCTTTGCCGGTGCTTTCATCGGTGTTTGAGGTGGTGAAAGAATGAGCCAGGTAATCGGTACGGCGGTAATGGAAATCGCCGCCGATTTGTCGAAATTCGAGCAATCAATCGACGAAATGAAAACGTCGATTGGCTCGAAACTGTCTGGCATTACGAGCACCATCGGTGGCGCCTTTACGAAGATGGGAGCTTCCATGAGCGCCATTTCGCTGCCGGTGGGAGGCTTCCTGTTCTCCGCCTTCAAGACGGCGGCCGATTTCGAATCACAAATGCGTTTGCTGCAGGCGGTGACCGGCGCGACCAATGACGAAATCGGTCGCATGGCCGAACAGGCGAAGAAGCTCGGTGCCGAAACTATCTTCTCGGCCTCGCAAGCCGCAGCCGCGCAAATCGAACTCGCGAAGGCCGGTTTGTCAGTCGATGAGGTGATGGCCGCGCTGCCGTCGACGATGCAACTCGCGGCAGCCGGTCAACTTGATTTGGCCGAGGCAGCGTCAATCACCGCTTCCATCATGAACATTTTCGGCGCCTCCGGCCAGGATTTGCAGCATATCAACGACGTGCTTGCGAAGGCGGCGAATGCGTCGGCGACCGGCGTTCGTGAAATTGGTACAGCGATGGCGTATGTCGGTCCACTTGCCGCGCAGTTGAAAATTCCGGTTGAAGAAGTTGTCGGCGCGATTGCGCTTTTGTCGAACGCCGGTATTGATGCCTCGATGGCCGGTACCGCGCTTCGCGGCGCGATTTCGAACTTGATTTCGCCGACGAAGCAGCAAGCCGAAATCATCGAAAAGCTTGGTTTGAAAGTGTTCGACGCCGAAGGCAAGTTCGTCGGTCTGCGGTCTATCATCGAGCAACTCGAACAGTCAGGCGCCGACGCCGCAATCATCATGGAGCTTTTCGGCGACCGAGCCGGTCCGGCGATGGCGGCGCTACTGTCGCAAGGCTCCGACGCGCTGAAGAACATGACGACCGAGCTCGAAAATGCTGACGGCACGGCCTCGAAGATGGCCGAGTCGGGTATGGGAGGCCTCAACGGCGCACTGCAGGAACTGCAGGGTGCTTGGGAGTCGCTGCAACTAGCACTTGCCGACAGTGGCGCGCTCGAAATGGTGGCAGATTTGGTGAACAAATTCGCCGAAGGCATTCGTAAAGTGGGGAACTGGCTGCAAAGCCTCGACCCCCGAGTACGCACTTTCATTCTCGCCGTCGCCGGTATCGTGGCGGCGTTCGGTCCACTGTTGCTCATGCTCGGCGGATTCATGTTCATGCTCGGCTTTTTGATGTCACCACTCGGATTATTCGCACTGGCACTGTTGCTCGTGCTCATTGCGATTGTGGCGATTGTGCTGTTCTGGCCGGAGATTGAGAAATTCTTCACAAATCTCGGCCAAAAGCTACAAGGCGTCGGCGAGGCCATCGTCGGCTTCTTTACGAACATTCCGAATATGATTCAGGAACATTGGCCGGAGATTGTCGGCATCATCCTCGGTCCTCTCGGGATGATTCTGTTCAACTCGTTCGGCTTCCGCGATAAGCTGATTGAAATTTTCGGCACCGTCAAAGACAAGGTTGTCGAAAAGCTCGGCGAGTTGAAGAGCGGTGCGATGGAAAAGCTGAACGAGTTGTGGGATACGATTCAAGGCATTCCTGGCAAAATTCTCGAAAAGCTCGGCGACCTAGGCTCGCTTCTCATTGAGGCGGGGGAGAAGTTGATTCAAGGCCTCATCGACGGCATCATGAACAAAATTCCCGGCCTCGATACAGTGGTTGGCAAGGCAAAAGGTGTGTTGAACAAAATCAACCCGTTCTCTCGCTTTTCGCCGCCGTTGGTCGAGCAAGTGCGCCTTGGCGCGCAAGAAATCATGCGCACGTATCAGGGGATGGACATTCGCCTTCGCGCCTCGTTGAGCGGTATCAAAGAATCGCTCGGCGGCGTGGCGCTCGAAGGTGGTATGGCGACCGCGCCGCAAGTGGTCGTGAACGTGGAAGGTCCAGTATTCGGCGAGCTCGGTTTCGACCGCTGGCTGACCGACCGACTGTACGAGGTGCTTCGCCGCAATGCAGGCACCATAACGGCGAGGTGATGGTATGCCATTCCGAACGGCGCCAGGCGCGACCATCATTCCGCGAATCCTGTTCGACTGGAATGTTGATAATACTTACGAAGACACGGTCGACGCACCGCAGATTCTGGCGCTCGAATGGGAGCGCGGCAAGAGCGAGTCGCAGGCATACTTCGGCGCTTCAGCGATTCCACGCGCTCGAATCGCGTTAGAGAATCAAAACGGTCGGTGGACGCCGTGGAATACCGGCTCGCCGTTGTATCCAAACGTGCGACCAGGTGCGAATGTGGATATTCGCGTTTCGGTGAATGGCGGCACGTACACGACCGTGTTCTTTGGTAAAGTTTCGCGTATTTCTCCAGAATTCAGCAAACCGGCGCGCGTAGTGATTGAGTGCGAGGGAAGGATGGGACAACTGGCTCGTGTATACCCGAGCCTCGGCAGTTTCACTGGAAAAGTGAGCGACGCCGTTTCGGCGATTTCGTCGAATACGGGAATTCCCATCACCGTTTCACCGTCGAATGTCGGCGTCATCGCCTACCCCATCGACCCCGACCGGTCGGCGTTGGAGCACATTCGCGAGTTGACGTGGCTCGAAGATGGGTACTTTTTCGAAACGGCGGCTGGCACGCTGTTTTGGTACTCGCGGCTTCGCGATTGGGATAACACGTCGCCAATTACCATTGACGAAAACGTCAACACTGCCGAAATTGTGCCAAACAGCCTGCAAATCACCGGTGACGCGCTGGCGACGCGCTCGTCGTTTCAAGGTATTTCGAGTATGCGCATCGAGCGGCAAACGCTGTTCGAATTCAAAGGCTTGCTCGTCATGGCGCCGCTCGATGAAAAGTTTTTCACTTTCACAATTTCGAATCCGTTCGCGAGTCCGGCCGTCGTCACCATCTTTTGGGATGACATCTCCGGCGCGTCGCTTGTGCCGTGGTCGTACACGTTTCTCGATTCGAAAACAATTCGTCTACGTCTATTTACGCCAGGAACAACCGTCGTTATTCGGCGGTTCAGCTTCACGGCGCTCGTGCTCGTGCGAGAGCAAGGTCAAGACAGAATCACCAACTCGTCGGAAGAGTCGCGAATCGGCGTGCGTGACGTGGGATTCGGCAATGAGTACGTGAGTTTCCCGACGGCGCGAGCGCGTGCGCAGTTTATCGCCAACTCGTACACGCAATCGTTCGGCGTGCTGAAGGCAACGTTTCAGTTGAATGCCTCGGCGACAATGGCGAACACGTTGCTGACGTTGCCGGAGACGACGAATGCGATTGTGACGTCGGCGACGTTCAACCTATTGAACGAACTGTACCGCGTGGTTGGCTTGCGGTACTCTATGACCGACAAGGCCGACGCGCTGTGTGAAATGGTGCTCGTGCGCAAGCTGTCGCAAACGCAGTATTGGACGCTCAATTCATCAGCGCTTGGTTCGACAACGAGGCTGTGGTATTAGGAGAAGAACATGGTTTGGCCGATTCCGCTGTTCGACTTCAACCAAGTTGTTTCGCACACCGATTTGAATAACTATTTGCGCGACAACTTGCTCTTCTTGCGTGACAACGACTTGACGGCTTACACAGACTCTGTCGGCAATCCGGCTACTCTCAACAATGTGAAACTTCGTCGGTACATTTTCGAAGCTGACGGCAAGAATAACTTTTACGGTCTCGGCGTGGTTTCGAGTCCGCCGTCGCTGACGAATAACTTCAACGTCGTCGCATTTGTGCGGTCGCAAAGCACCGTACGAACATTTATGTTCACAGTAGACTACTTCCCACCGGTCGGCCAAATGCGCTTATTCCCCGCCATCGAGGCCACCGGTCCACACACCGACTCTCGCCTTGCGATGGGAGTTTGGCGCGAGTCCAGCACCATCGGTTGGCTCGGCCTCGCAATGCTGACCGAAGACCAATCCGCGCTGACGGCCGAATATGACGTGATTGTTTACGCATTCATGGACGCACCGAGCGGCACACTCGAATTCCGCGACTTCGTGCGGCCGAAACAAGTTCAAATCAACGCATTTGCGATGAGACTCGACAATTCGTGGGTGAGCGACGTGTTCAATTGCACGCGCCGCATCACGGATGGTTTCTCTCAAGTGGTACGAGTGCCACTCGACGATTTCTACCCCATCGGCGCATTCACGCCGCCGGAAGTGGGATTTGCGCACGTGTTTGGTTCGTTGAACGGTTATTCGGCCTCGGCAACCGAAGTCTACGACCTGATTCTCGGCTTCCAGCAACCGTTCGAGACAGACTGGATTGTGCGCTCACTCATCATTCAAGACACCACCATTTCGCAAGGTGGCAGCGGTGTTGGCACAACGGCGAAATATGGCCAACTCATCGGGAACAACAATGCCGCAGTTTTGCGGTTGTGGATTTTCCATATGCCGCGACTCGTGGTAGTGTGGGGAATGTGTTTCACGTTTCCGACCGGCTCGTCTCCGGCAAGATTGCAGTACACTTTCGGCTCCGTCGGTCAAATGAGCCGCCGGTATGATACGTTGTACATATCAACAACTTCGTCGAACCCGTACAAATTTTCGCAAGTGGATTTGACGGCTTATACAATGAATTGGTGAGGTGAACTGATGACGTGGTTCAACCCGATTACGTGGTCGAGCGGTCAAATCGTTACCGCCGCGCAATTCAACGAGCAAATCAAGGAAAACTTGACACATTTGCTCGAAAACTCTATCGCCTGGCTCGGAACGGCGAGCTCGCCGTATACGCCGCCGACGCCGACGAAGGCGATAAGTCTCAACCGTACAATGACCGGCACGGCGAACACGGCGAACAGGCTCATCACGGCGTCTATCAACACGTCGTTTCGAGTTTGGATTCTCGATACGCTGAACGCTGCTTACTACGATTTCTTCGTGCCGTCTCTCGCCGACGGCCACTATGTCATCGCGCCGCGGTGGCGAATGTGTGCTACGAGTCCTTTCACCGCATGCGAATTGAAAATGGTTGTCA